CTACTCGTCCGGCGGGTCCAGGTCCTCAGCCGCATCGTCGCTCGCTTCGGCGACGCGCGCACTCAGGACTTCGTTCTGCGCCGTGAGCACGGCAATCTCAAACTGTTCGGGGAATCGGGTCTGCAAGATCGCGAGGACCCGGTCGGTGATGTTCATGTCGGTCACGCTTCCAGCGTAGCAACCCGAGTCCGCAGGGACTTGATCTCTGCGACTGCGGCGGCGATGACGCACTCCCACTTCCAGCCGACACCCTTCAGCGTGCCGTCCACGTCTTCGACCTGAGCGAACTGGGCGGTGGTCGAGTTGGCTAGCACGTCGTCAGCGATGAAGCCGACCTGCACGTCAGCTTCACGCCACGCCTTGTTTTCGTCAGACTCGTCGCCTTCCTGAAGCCATCGCTCGTTGAACGTCACCGGCTGGAGTGCGTCGATCCACGTTCCAGCGTTAGACGCCGTGACGTCCGTGATGTTCTCCTTGAAGTCACGGCTTGAGGTGTAGTGGTACAGCGTGCCAAAGGTGGTGTTGCGAACGACGTACTTGTAACCGGTCAGCGTCGAGGTGGACAGACCCGCCGTGTTTACCGTGCCGCCAGCAGCGATCAGACTCGTCGTGCCGCCAGCGGTGATCCCTAGCTGATTCGTAGTGTGGCGGTAGATGCCCGTGTCTTCGTCGCTGAAGAACGCATACGTGGGAGTAGCTGCCGACGTTGTAGACCTGATGATTGCCGTGCCCGTACTTGCACCCGGCCCGAAGAACCGCCCACCGGAGCTTGTGTCGAAATACCCAACTACTGACCCGCCGCAAGCGAACCCGAGCTGGTCTGCCGCTTTGCGGAAGATGCCGGTGTTCGTGTCCGATTGGAAGTTGATCGCCGGGTCGCCAGCGTTTCCGTTAGTCAAACGAACTTCGCCCTTGAACTGAGAGTTGCCGCTTTGGTCAATGTGGAACCGACTCGTCAGCCCACCACGGCTCGTGCCGGTGAAGAAGTCGAGGTCATATCCGCTGATGATCGACAACGCCGGGCTATCACCGCCGAGGGTCGTGAACGCAGCCTCGGCGTGGTTCGAGACGCCCGAGTCGATGATCGTGAACGCTCGCCCCTGACTCTCGACTTGGAAGTTGCCAGCGGGCGATGACGTGCCGATGCCGACCGCACCGCCAGACTTGATCGTCATCGCAGTCGATTGGTTCGGACGGATCAGAATGTCGTCGGCGGTGTCGGTGGTCAGGTAGATCGGACCGTCTTGGTTCTGAACGCCCATGATCCCGCCGCCGGTGTTCAGGAACCCGATCTCTCCTGCGGTCGACCCGCCTGCCTGAAACTGGATGCGAGAGTTCGTGTTCGACCCGACCGTGCCGCCGCTGTCGTTGATCGTCATGATGGCGGTGGTGGCGTGCTCGATGTCGAGCAACTGGCTCGGCGACGTGGTGCCGATCCCGACCTGACCCGTTTCGTCAATGAACAACGCAGTGTTGGTGATACCACTGCCGAAGCTGTTTGACGTGCCGAACGCAAGGTGCGAACCGCTCCCGTCGAACATCGCACCGATGCGGACGTGAGGCTCAGTCTGGCCGTCGTCATAGCTGGCTTCTACGAGGCTGACGTAGTTGCCTGAGCTGTAGTCCGACTGATCGACCCGTAGACCTTCACCGTCAACCGTGCCAGTGAAAGTCGAGCCGAGCGTGTTAGGCGTGACGATGTTTAGCGGCGTCTCAGGTGACGTCGTGCCGATACCGACATTGCCTGCGGAGTCGATCGTGAGTCGAGCGGTGCCACCCGTAGCGAGGCTGACCGAGTCGGCCCCGGTTCGGAACATGCCGGTGTTGGTGTCGCCATTGAACGTGTAGCTCGGCGAGCCAGCGGTGCCGCCAGCGTTCGTGATCTTGGTGCCAGGGTCGAACGTGTTGAGCTGCGCCGCCGTGAGGATCTGTCCAGATGTGAAGGCCATTAGCCGAGCCTGTTCGTGTTGAGGATTCCGAACTCGCCGGAGTCGAGGATGAAGAAGATGGTCTGGTCGCCGTCTTCGAGCGAGACCGTTAGTTTCGCATTCCCTGGCGTGATCTGCCACGAGATGCCAGCGACGACGCCTGCGATCACGATCGTCGCTGATGCGCCTGCCGGTTGGAACTGGATCGAGCAGCCGTCACCGACCGAGAACTTGACCAGCTCGTAGCCGTCGTTCTCGCCCTCGGCGATCGGTGGCATCTCGATCGCACGGGTGGCGAGCGGCGGGACGAGACCGACGCCGTACTGGTTGAGGAACGCGTTGGCGAGGTCGAGCGTTGCGGCGTCGTCGGCGGCGAGTAGATCGGTGCGGGACAGGGACCGGGCACCGAACGCGTTCAGGTTCGCCGTAGCTACCGACGCCTTCTGGGCGGTGCCGCCGGTCGTCGTGAACTCGACCTGCGAGTAGGACGCCGTCGCTCCGGAGGCGAAGTCGATGCGCTGGAACTCGTGCGGCTCGTCGCCGGACGGGGTCAGGGACGAGTCGAAGATGTTGAGCGGCACGAGACCGGTGACTCCGGTGACGGCGTCGGAGATCGACTGCTGGCCTCGGGTGCGGAACGTGAGCGCGTTGTAAGTGTTGGTGCCGTCGACCGGGAGGCCGTGTCGGACGAAGACGTCCCCGCCGTCTGACTGCTCGATCGTCTGGATCAACTGGCCTGCGGTGCCGGTGTAGTTGGCGACGGCTTGCATCGTCTGGCCCGTGTCGGTCGACGGGTTGAGGATCGTGGTCTGCGTGATCTGCGAGCTGACGGCGTTAGCTGCGGCGAGGACAGCCGACAGGGCTGCGGCTGCCGTCCCGCCTGAGATGTCGAGGCCGTTGCCGGAGTCGGTCTCGGCGAACGAGAGCGTGCCGAGCATCGTGAGAGCGTCGGACACCGTGAGCGTCATGCGAGACTCGAACCGGTTGTCGAAGTCCCACGCGACGTCGGTAACGACGCCGGTGAACGCTGCGGGTGCTCCGTGGGTCCACGACGGGGCACCGGCCCCGGTGACGTTCGCGGTGAGCTTGACGGTCTTCCCGAGGAACTCTGCGTTCGTGTAGGTGCCGCCACCCTGCGGCGTGTACTTGCTCGACGAGTTGTCTAGCTGGAGCGTCATCGACCCGCCGGAGTAGGCGAGCGCGTCGCCCTGCTTGCCGTATCGGATCGACGCACCGAGGACGTCGGTGACCGGGACCGCTGCCGGGTCGGACCCGCCGTCCTTGTCGGTCGGTTGGAAGTCGAGCGCCCAGTTCCAGGAGGCCATCAGAGCTGGCCGGTGAGGATCGGCACGACGCCGCCGTGCGAGCGGGCGTACTGTTGAAGGCTGCGGACGACGTCTGCACCGTCGGAGCCGGGCGGCATGTTGACGGTGACGTTGACCGCGCCGCCCATGCCGCCACCGCTCGGAAGCGGCGAGGCGCCCGGTGCCTGGTTCAGCGGCACGACTGCTTCCGGGCCTGCCTCGCCGATCAGTGCCATCGTGGGACGCCGGACTATCCCTCCGGTCGCTCCACGGAACCGAGCGTTTTGTTGGTGCATCTCGGGCGAGAACGTCGAGCCGCTCTGCTTGTACATGATCGTGACCGGGATCGTCTGCCCGGACATCTCCAGCAGCGTCCGCTTGATCTCGTTAATCTGGTCCAACGGAAGTTTCGCCGCTGCGCCCATCGCGTCGATGTCGGCGATGAACGAGTCGGCGGCACCGATCATTTCCGGCGACCCGAGTTCGACACCGGCGTCGAGGAGTTCGCCGAGCTGACCGGCGGCGGTCGTCGCCATGTCGAAGAACGAGTCCCGCAACTCGGGCACCGACTTCCCGGCGAGGTTGGCGAGGATCTCGTCGAAGTCCGCCATCAGGAGCTGCGTGTTGTTGAGCGCTTCGCCCTCGAAGATGACGCTGCCCATCAGTTCTTCGAACGCTTGCTGGAGCGTCTTCGCTTCCGCCGCCGAGAGCGCCATCGCTTCTCGAACGTCGCCAACAGCGCTCCGTAGCTTCCCGACCGGCGCTTCGGCCTGCTCAGCCTTCGCTCCGAACGCGGCCGTCGCTGCTGCGAGGTCCTCGGTGGAGAACCTCGCCATCTCTGACTCGATCGTCGCAGCTTCCATCGCGGCGGCGTTGGCGGTGACGATGTCGAAGATGTCCTCGGCCTGCTCGGTGTACGTCTTCCCGGACGTGGTCAGGTCGGACAGGATCTTCTCGGCGTCTAGGTTCGCGTCGTTGAGCAGCTTCGCAGCGTCGGTCGACTTCATAAACGCCTCGGCGTCTTGTTCGACGGCCTTGCGGTGGTCGTCGAACGCATCAGCCGTTTCGTCCACGACGTTCATCAGCTTGTCGAACTCTGCGGCGGTGATCCGTTCCTCCTCGCGTGCCTTCACGGCTGCCTCGGCAACTAACAACTCGGACTCCGTGAGCTGGTCGAAGTTCTTGCGTAGCGCGGTGCCAGCGTTCTCGGTCGTGTGGAACCGGTTCTCCATGTTCTGAAACTCGTCCGACCCGTTCTCGGCTGCCTTCGCCACGTCGTCCATCGAGATCTCGATCTTGTCGAACAGCGGCAGCAGGTCGTCTTCGAGAGCCATGCTGAGCGCGAGGTTGGACCCGACGAACTCTCCGACCGGGTTCGTGGCGTCATCGGAGGCGTCACCGACGTCCTCGATGGCGTCGGCCATCTCCTGCATCTGAGAGATCATCATGGACGCTGGATCGTTCGCTGCGATGAACTCGTCGGTGAGATCACTCTGACGGTCGGCCGCCTTGCGCGACTCCTCGCCCATCTTGCCGAACGCGAACAACAACCCGCCGACGGCGAGAGCGATCTGACCGATCGGACCGGACGCCACGACCAACGCCGCCAGCGCAGCGGCCGTGAGCTTGATCGGAGTCGGTAGCGCCTTGAACGCGTCGACCATAGAGCGCGCGCCTTCGAGCATCGTCAGGACGATCGGCAAGACCTTTTGGCCGATGGTGACGAGCGCCTCTTGGACGTCGGCGATCGCTTGTCGGAACTTGAACCCGGCCGTGTCGGAGACGACACTGAACGCGTCGTCGAGCGTGCCGGTCGTGTCCTTCATGCTGGCGAAGATCTGCTCGGTGGTGGCGACGTTCGCGCCCATGAGGTCCATGACGCCGGACAGGGCGCGCACGTTGCCGAACACCGAAGCGGATGCGGCAGCGTTGCCGTCGAACTCCTCAGCGAGCGTCTGGAGCGTCGCCAGGAGGCCCTCGTCCTTGATCTGTTGACGTAGCCCCTCGGACGAGAGGCCCATGCCGGTGAGGGCTTCCTCGGCCTGCTTAGTGGGCCGGAGGAGGGAGGAGAGGATGCCTCGCACCTGGGTCGCTGCCTCGGCGGCGTTCGTGCCGGTACGGGACAAGGCGGCAAACGCTGCGCCAACTTCGTCGAACCGGACACCCATCGCCGAAGCGATCGGGAGGACTCGACCCATCGACCCGGCCAGCTCGGACGCTTCGAGCTTGCCTTCTCGAACGGCGGCGGTCAGGACGTCGGTTGCCTTGACCGCCGAAATGTTCTCCTCGCCGTAGGCATTGAGGGCGGAGGTAGCGAGGTCGGCGATCTCAGTCACGTCGCCGAGACCGACCGACGCAGCCTTCGCTGACGCTTCGAGAGTCTCCATCGCGGTCGCGCCTCGGAGACCGGCGGACTGGATGAAGAACATCGCGTCGGCGAGCTTCGCTGGTGCCTGCGCCGTCTGACCCGAGAGCGCCTTCACCGAGTCCTTCATAGCGTCGACTTCGGCCCCGGCGATACCGACCAGCGACTCGATCTTCGTCATCGAGTCGTCGAAGTCCGTAGCTGCCTTGATTGCTGCACCGCCGACGGCCAGCATGCCGAGCGTGAGCGGACCCGACGCTGCTCGTGCAGCAGTGAGCGCAGCCTTGCCGAACTTCTTCGACTGGAGCTGCGCCTTCGCCATCCCGAGCGTGTACTGCTTCGTGTTAGCAGTGACGATCGTGTTGATGCGGGCGACTGTCGTGCCTGCAGCCATCTACTTCCTAGCCTTCGCTCGTTGGGCGGCCTGTTCTCGTTCTGAGTGTTCGATCCTGTAGAGGGCGATCCACTCGGTGAGTTCGTCGGATGACATGCGGGCGAGTAGCTCGCCGACTGTCATGCCGAGATCTCGTGCGAGGCGGAAGTAGAACCGGCGCTCGGGGTTACCCCCCGAGAAGCCTAAGAGTCTTTTCCCGCCTCGTTGACCCTGTCCTCCGTCATGCCCGACTGCTCGAAGCACAACGTCCACAACCGCTCGATCACGGTCGCAGACTTGTCCATCAGCGCCTCCATGTCTTCGGTCTCGAAGATCGGGTCGCCCGTCTCGGGGTCGACGATGCAACCCTGAAGCGTGCGCGCCCACATGCCGAGGACCTTGTTGGCGTCGATGCCTTCGCCCTGCTGGGCGAGTTCCATCACGGCGGCCCGTGACTTCGCAGACATCGACTTGATGCCGACGGTCACGCCCCACTCCGGGACCTCGACCGTGTCGGTCGGGGTATCGGCTGCGGCGAGGATTGCGGCTCGGAGGTCGGTCATGGTGTGCTCCTGTCGTGGGTAGTCCACCCGGCACGCTACCGGGGAGGGTGGCGTGCCGGGTGGACGTCACGATCAGGTCGTGGTCCGGGTGACGGTACCGGTGACCTGGAAGTCGGCGGAGAACGTGTTGACGTCGCCGACGGGGCTGGAGAGTGAGTAGCTGGTGAGGATGGCCTCGCCCGCATAGATGGCGTCGCCGCTCGCGACGCCGGGCTTGTAGACGAACGAACGGCTGGCCGGTTCGGTGCCGCCCTTCAGGTAGCCGTCGACGGTCGAGTCGTACATCCCGGAGATCGAGATGGTCGCCGATTCGAGCGAGACGATGTAGCTACGGGACGAAGCGCCGAAGGCAGTCGTCTCGGCGGTGTCGGTTGACTCTGGGAAGTCGATGGTGTTGAGGACGTTCGAGATGTCGCGGACTGATCCGCCGGTGTCGTCGATCGAGAAGAACGCCGCTTTACCGGTGCTGAATGTTGGCATGGTCGGTTCCTCCTAGAACCTTGCGAAGCTCACCATGAAGGTGATCGCTCCGGACGAGCCTGCGGTTGACGCCGTGACGCGCAGGTATCGGTTGACGGTCCCCGTCACGGCGGAGATCTGAGAAGTGATTGCAGCAGACCCGACAGCGGTGAAGCTGACGAGGTCGGCCCAGGCGGCGTCGTTCGCCGAGTGCTGGACCTTGATCGTGGTGTTGCCGTTGACCGTGTTGGTCGGGACGTGCAGAACAGCGGCCCCGCCGTTAGCGCTCGACGCGCCGTTGTCGACCGAGGCGAGCGCACCGAGCGAGCCGTGCGCGATAGACGCGCCGGTCGTGAGTTGCACGCCGGACGTGACACCGAAGTCGACGTTGTTGGCCGGGTCTGCGGAGCACTCGAAGTCGGCGGTGACCGAGTTGATGTCGGCGACCGGCGACGAGAGCGTGTAGCTGGTCTCGTTGGCTCGGGCGATGACGGCCCGATTGCCGATGGTGCCGCCGTCGATAGCGACGGTAAGGACCGGGGTCGTGGTCGATCCGAGGATGGCCTCGAACTCCTTGTCGGATGAACCTGCGCCGGTGACGGCGTCGTAGAGGCCACCGAACGAGAGCGTGCCGGATGCCTGCGACGGCATGAACGCTCGGGCCGTTGCCCCGTAGGCGGTGGTCTCGGCGGTGTCCTGGTCGTAGCTGACGTCGGTTGAATTCAGATATGCGCTCATCTCGAATTCATCGAGATACACCTTCGAGGTCTTGCCGTGGACGAACGTGGGCATCTGCTACTCCTCCTCGTCAGCCGGGGCGGCTGCGGTCTTGCCCGCCGGGGTCAGGTAGCCGTCGTCGACGAGCCACTTCACGTCCTTCGCTGGAGCGTCGAGCGTGTCGCCGGGTTCGTAGCGCTTGTCGCCGAGGTCGATCCCGGCGTCTCCGCTCGGGCCTCCGGTGACTGTGTAGCGTGGCATCTGGTCTCCCTGGACATGGGTGTCCCCCGTCAGGGAGGCCACCGGGGCACGGGGCGACTTAGCGCACTTCGGGCAGTGTATGGGAACGACGAAGCCCCCGCCAGAGGCGAGGGCTTCACCGGGGGATCGGGGTGGGGGGTTAGGCGGCGACCTCGACCTCCGCTCGGGCGATGATCTCGCCCTTCGTCGGGCGGGTGTAGAAGCCGAACTTGTCGTCGTCGGCGCTGACCTCGATGCGGGCGGTGAAGGCGACACGGTCGCCACGACCGGCCTCCGCCTCGATCTCGTCGTCTTCCTTCCACGACCCGTCCTCGTTCCACAGCGACCCGGCCTCGCACCCCGACGGGAGGGTGCCCCAGCACGCCCAGCCCTCGTCGGTCTCGACCCGGATCTTCGTAGTGGTGCCCCAGTCGGACTCGACGTTGCGGACGGTGGTGATGATGCCCTCGATGCGGATGCGCTTGTCGGTGACCGGGACCGGGGAGGCTTCGGCCTTGCGGGCTTCCTCGGCGGCACGCTTAGCGGCGGCGGCGGCCATCTTGTCCCGCCATGCGTCGGCACCGGCCGGGGCGTAGGCGGCGATCCCGAAGCCCCGAGCGCCGATGGTGTCGGACTCGGCGAGGCGGCGCATGTTCGCACCGAAGTCGCCGTTGCCGGAGTCGTTGAGCATCCAGGCGAGGACCTCGTCGACGGTGTGGCGAGCGGCGGGGGCGGCGTCGAGTTCCTTGCGGATGAGTTCGTAGCTCTTGCCCTCGATCGCACCGGTGAGGATGGCGTGGACGATCTGCTTGGTCGGGAGGCCGGAGTCGCCGTTGGCCTTGCGGTAGCCGATGCGGCACGCCTCGATGGCGGCGGCGACGACCATGCGGGTCGGGTACACCTTCGGCTCGCCGGGGGTGCCGTCGATCGCTTCGCCGATCCAGGTGAACATCTCCGGGTCCCGGCCGAGGAAGTCTTGAGCGCACGAGGCGCCGACGTGGATCAGGTCGGTGCCGTCGGTCACGACGACGATCTTGTTGCGGCGGATGCCTCGGTGACAGGCGTCGCACCGGGTCGGGTCGAGGTCGTCGCCGATCTCGACCGTGTCGTCGATGGTGAGGACGAGGCCGGTCTCGATGGCGGTGAAGTCGACGACGGCGACCGGGGTGTAGTCGCCGAGGGCGAAGTCCCCGGTGAAGTTGAGGGTGAGGACCCACTCGGCGGCGTTGTCGTCGGTCTCGGGGACCTCGACCCAGGTGTAGTCGAGCGAGCCGTTGAGGCCCTTCTTCTCGGCCCGTGCGTTGAGGGCGTCGAGCTTCTCGATGACGGCCGCCAGGTGAGCGGCGTGGCCGTACTTGCGGGTGATGGTTGTGGCAGTTGCTTCCATGCCCAGATTATAGGCACAAGTTGACAACTAACCGCAAGTCACTCCGGAAGATTCACTTTTCGGCACCTCGGGCACATGATCCGGAAGGGTGCGTTCACCAGCTCGGCGAGGAGCTTGCCGCACTCCGAGCAGCGCAGCTCGGCGGGCCATCTCGTCTCGACGTCGTCGGCGTATGGGTCAGGAGACCTCACGGGTCACGAGGAAGTTGACGACGTGAAGCATCCGGTCCTGGTCGTCTCGGTTGAGAGCGAACGGCGACTGGACCGGGTCGGCGAGCAGGTAGCGGGTCGAGTTGATCGACTCGTTGTCGATCAAGCAGAGCGCCACCCATACGTCGGTGCAGAGCGCCTCCGAGGTCGAGTAGGCGGCGGAGCGTGCGACGACCTGGAGGCCACGGGTCTCGACGGGTGGGGCGGAGTTCGTGCCGAACACCAGCTCCGGGGCGGTGCCGCCGGTCTCGTACACGGCGACGAGCGTGTCCGGGGTGTCGGGGCGGCGACCGAGGAACAGGTTCGTGCCGAGGGTGAGGTCTGCGGCGGGGATGGTTGCGGCGGCGAGGTGGGTGCCGATGTCGTCGAGGAAGGCCATCAGCGGATGCCCTTCGTCGCAGCGATCGACTTCGCGATGATCTTCTCGGCTTTCTTGCCGACCTCTCGCGACGGGAACTCTAGGTACTTCGGGCCTCGGCCCTGGCCGGGTGCGACCGGACTGCCGCCCTTCGACTTCGGTGGGTGCGACAGTCGCTCGTTTTCGTGTTGGACGAGGGCGTAGGGGGCGGCGGGTCCGCCGTAGGCGATCTCGCCTTCGATGTTGCCGCCTTCGGTGTTGCGGGTCGACGTGCGCTGCGACCTCGACAACGCGCCGGTGTCGAACGGGACCAGCTCGTCGGCGCGTGCACCGATCTCCAGGAGGATCTGACCGACGCCGAGACGAACACCACGGGCGATTGCGCGTTGCTGCGCAGCAGCGACTTTCTTGAAGTTGTTTGTCACGACCCGGCTCATCGGTCGAGTCTCCCGACGTAGACGATCTGGCCGACCTGACCGGACGGGTCGGCGAGCGTCTCGACTGCGACGATCGGGCGGGTGCCGGACACGGGGGCGGGCAGGGTGATCTGGTCGCCGGTGTCGATCGACAGCGTCTGGCTCGGGATGAACACCTTGTACTCGACGGTCACGTCGGCGTTCACGCCGGGCGGCTGGCTCAGGGTGCGTTCGATGTAACAGCCGAAGGTCGTGGCGTCGCCGGTGAAGCTCGCCTCGCCGTAGTTGTTGAGCGTCGAGGACGTGCGGGTCTGGACGGTCTGCGGGGTCATGTTGACCTGGAGCGCCGTGGCGAACACCTCGGACGAAGCTGCGCCGGTCATGACAGGGTGTCGTCGTCGCTTCCAGCGTCGGCTCGTGCGGGGCCTGCGCCGTAGTCGGACGTATTGGCGAACTGGCCGGACGTGAAGAATGGGTCGACCCGGTCGGCGTTGCCTCGGTCGATCTGCTTGTCGGAGACCGAGATGCCTCCGGCGTAGGGGACGGGGACGAGGTTCTCTCGTCCGGCGAGGACCCGGAGCTGCTCGGCTTGGGTGCGGGCGTTGTCGGCCTTCTGCGAGAGGTCGACGCGCATGTCGCCGATCGCCTGGTTGGCGAGGCGGGAGAACTTCGAGGCGATCGCCAGCATGACCCGATAGGCGACGGTGTAGAGGTCCGTCGTCGCGGTGTCGGAGCCGGTCACCTGCGAGTTGGTCCAGGCGATCTCCTCGTCGGAGACGAGCTGGTCGTTCGTGTCGGTGTCCCCGACCAGGAACCGGATCGAGTCGCGTGCGTTCGTTGCCGGGTCTCCGGAGTAGGTCCACGTCATGCGGTCATCCTACGTCACGAGGTCGGGCGCGTCAGCAGAGACGCGCAACAGCCCGCCCGGAAAGGAGAACGAAAACCGGACGGGCTGTTGGGGTGTTGGGTGTGGGATCTATCCGCTACGTCAGGAGACGCAGTTGGAGAAGAAGTACCCGAGGGCCGAGCTGACGACCTTGTAGTCCCAGCTCGACTGAATCTCCAGGCGGTCGGCCCGAAGGGGGTCCATGCGGAACCGGCTCACGCTCGTCGAGGTGCCGATGCCGCCAGAGTTGGCGAGACCGGTCCACGAGAAGTTGTAGCCAGCGGACGGCTGCATGAGGCCCGGCGAGGCGGGGACGTATGCGAGGAGCATGTCCTTGTCGCCGATCTGAGCGTAAGACGCCGAAGCGCCTTCGTCGGCCGAGTTCACGACCGAACCCATGACGTACAGCTCATCGAGGCCGAGAGTACGAGCGATCAGCGTGGTCGTCATCGACTCGCTGGTCGTGTACTTGTAACGCTCGACGATGTCTGCATGGTTCTTCAGAATGCTGAAGACTGCATAGGAGCACACCCCAACATTGGGTCGGTACCCAGTATTGGTTAGCACAGTGTTGATACCGGTCTGAACGTCACCGATCGGGTCCGAACCGGACGCTGCCGACCAAAGGGTTCCCGGAGTGCTGTCGGTGCCCCAGATCGAGGTGCCGAAGTAGTTCGTCGCCCAGTCCTTCTCCTGGCGGATCAGCATCTGCTGAGCGAGGTACCGGGTGGCGTCCTGGTCCATGTTGAGCGGCGCGTCTGCGTTCGCTCGGGTCTGGTCGCCGATGTCCTTGTGGAGTGCCCACACGTCGGCCGAGTAGCTGTCGGTGCTGAGGCCGTAGCCCGAACCGGCGCTCTCCGTGCCGTCAGCGCGATACTGCACCTCGTCACGGAAGAAGTCAGCCTGGGTGTAGGTGAAGAACTTGTCCGACTGCTTCGAGACGGGCACGGTCGGGAAGACCTTGCCAGCGACGAAATGATCGGTGTCCTGCATGTAGGCGACGGAGATCCCGGTGAGGATCGCGTCGACGTGGACGTCTGATTGAGTTGGCTGCGACATCAGGCGGCCCTCCCGTTAGAGATGTTGATAGATGCAGTCTGAAGCGTGCCAGCAGCACCACCGGTGAGCATCTGACCGCAGTTGAAGACGGTCGTCTCGGAACCCTGAGCGACCGGCTGAGCCTGACCGTCGGCGGAAGTGCCGATGATGTTGCCAGCGGCGAGGGTTGCGTCGGCGCTGACCTTCGAGAGACCAGCGACTCGCACGACCGCTTGACCGCCGGAGGCGGGAGCGTTCTGGAGCACACCGATCGGGACGTCGGTAACGGCGGCGCACACGGTGACCGTGTTATCGCCCGACATCTTCACGAAGTAGAATTGCTTCGCCGAGAGATCGGCGGAAGCGGTGAGGGTACCGATGTCGGTACCGGGATCGTCGTAGGCCATGTTCAGCCCTTCCCGCCGACGTATTCGGCGTAGAGATCGGGACGGTCAGCAGCAACGGCCGCCATCGCCTGATGGATGTTCGTCGCCTTGCCCTCGGACACGAGGCCCTTGGCGAGGTGTTCGATGGTGGACAGGGCGTCGCCGTCGCCGGGGGCGTCGGTGCCGAGTTCCTTCGTCACGCCCGCCTCAGCGAACGCGATCTGGCAAGCGTCGAAGACGGCGGCCACGGCGTCGTGCTGCTCGTTGTCGAGCGAACGAAGCACCGAGACGAAGTCGTCGGTCATGCCGGGGACCTGATCCCAGTCGGCAACCTTGGCGGCGGCCTTCTCGATGTCGGCGGTCTCGGCGAGCGCGTCACGCTCGGCGGCAGCCTTCTCGAAGTGGGTGGTCATGTCTGTGAGGGCCTTCCGCAGATCGCCGAGTTCCTTCGCCAACGCTTCGTCAGCGACCGGGGCTTCGACGACCGGCTCGGCCACGTGGGTTTCTTCCACGGGGTCCATCTCCTGGTCGGTGATTAGGTCGGCGAACGCGTCGGAGATCGGGTCGTCAGCTTTCATGACGAGCCAGCCCTCGACGAGTGAGGCGGGGTGGTCGACCCCTGACACTTCGTCGAGTTCTAGGTCCACGAGTTGATGCGCTTGCACGAGTGGAAGTGTAGGGGGCGTTGTCGGGCGTGTCAGTAGGGGCCGAAAACGGCGACCGCCCCGACCGTGTTGGCCGGGGCGGTTCGGGTGTCGTCGGTGCGGAGGGATCAGCTTGCGGCCTTGTTGGCCCGGCGGGTGAGCGCCGCCTTGATAACACCCTGGCGGCGGCGCTGCCGGAACTTGGCCTCGGCGTAGTTGTCCTCGATGGCGTAGGTGTTGCCGAGGGCGTTCTGCGAGTAGTCCTCGACCCAGTAGCGACGCTTCCCGGACCGGTCGACGTGCGAGATGATCTCGACCGACCGGGGGTGGTACTTGGCCTGGCCGCAAGCGGGGCAGGGGATCGACTTGCCCATGCTGTCGATCTCCTGGTGGTCGAAGCAGGTGTGGCAGCGGATGGCGGCGTCGGGGAACTTTGCCCAGCGAGTCTTGAGCATGTGCTGCGGGAAGTCGGTCATCTTCTGGGCGATTACTACGGGGTGCGTTTCCATGTCCTGATTATAGGCACAAGTTGACAACATTCCGCAAGTCAATCCGAGAAGATCCCCCGAGAATGGTTTCAGGGCTTGACGGGCTTGAACAGACCGAACGATCCGTCTCGCTGTCGAGAGGCGAAGTGGCCGGTGTCCTCAGCGAAGCCCTTGCCGTAATACCGGACGGGGACGTCGATGCCGAGATCATGAGCGACGGCGAGACGGTGGTGACCCGTCGCTAGCTCGAACCTCGGGCCGCCGTCCTTCAACGCCGACGCCGGACGAACGAAGACGTCGACAGGTTTGCGAACTCCGTCTCGTGCGATCTCGTCGTACAGTCCCGTCCGTTTTGCATCAGCGATCCGATCTGGTGCGACGTTGTCGATCCAGTCTCGCTGACTCGTGGCGTCTCGTTTGAGGACGGCGCTGCCGAACAGGTCGTCCGATCGTGCAGTCTCCTCGAATCTGCCGAGTCGATCGGCTGAGCTGCCGCCTGGCACCGTTGGTTCGGGTCGCACCACTTCGGCGGGTCTCGGGCGGGGTGCCGGTCTCGGTCGAGGTGGTGCGGGTCGGGTGCGAGGTCGAGGTCGAGGCCGTGGTGTCGGTGAGCGGACCGGGTTGATCGGGGCGACCCAGCCGTCGGGGAACTCGTACCGGTACGGGTCGAGGATCGTGCCGTCACCGATGCGTTGCGGCGGCGAGTCGATCGTCGGGACGAGACGGGTCTTGCATCGGCAGTTCGGATGAGCGGGCGGGAACCCCGACCCGCCCTGCCATGAGAAGAAGTCGGCCTGCCCGACTCGGGTGCCGCCGAGCGGGGTGCAGATGGGGCACACGTCGAACGGGCCGGTGATCCATTCCTTCTGCGAGTTCGGGGCGGCGACGCCCTGGTCGATGAGTGCTTGCTGTTGGGCGAGGATGCCCTGGTTCTGGGCGACGGCGATCTCGGTGCGGGCGATCATGCGGGCGCGTGCCCGGCGGAGCTTCTCGCCGTGGCGGGCCATCTGACGATCGGCGATCTCTAACGTCCGGAACGGGCTGGCTCCGTTGCGGGCGGCCCGGTATCCGGCGGCGTTGCCGGACCGTTCGACGGCGAGCGCCCACCGAGGGAACAGGCCCCGAGTGTGGACGGCGCTGCGGGCGGCGAGGTCTGCGCCGGTCGGGGTGGGGCCGATCTCGTCGAGGGCCGTGAAGATCGTGGCGGCGGTCTGGGTTGGGGTGAGACCGGCGACGGTGCGTCCGGTGCTGAACGTCTGCGTGACCCGGAACGAGTTCTGGACGATCGTGTCGATCGAGTCGACGGTGGATCGGGAGAGGTCGGTGAGGATGCGCTGCGACTGCATCCGGGCATGGATGCGGGACGGGGCGTTCGGGTCGGTGACGTCGAACGATCCCCGGTAGGGCGGTTCCCACACGACCTCGTCGAGTGCCTTGCGGAGTTCGTCGGTGGATCGGAGTCGGACGTTCGACTTCAGTTCTCGGAGGCGGCGGTTGATGTCCTTACGTTGCTGGGCGGCGTCGTCGAGTTCGCCGACCTGGAACCCGGAGAACAGGGGCCGCTCGATCATCGTCGGGTCGTCCTGGACGAGGTCGGTGACTTGGCGGGTGAGGGAGGTCGCCTGGACGCGGCCGTAGATGTAGTCGACGACGAGCGACGTCGGGATGGCGTCGGCGATCCGGTTCACGGCGGTCGCCAGGGTGCGTTCGGAGCCGTAGAGCTTCGCCGAGTCAGTCGGACGAAACTCGGGGCGGTGGTTGTCGAGCCGCTGCTTCTGGACCAGCTCGACCCGGACCGGAGGCATTAGGCGACCTCCGCTTCCTCCTCGGTCGGCAGACCGCCGATCTCTCTCAGGTAGTCGTCGAGGTTGTCGTCCGGCATCAGCGCGCCGGACGTGGCGAGACGGGAGACGTAGTTCGAGATCGTGTCGAGGTCTGGGGCGCGTGGTGCGGTGTAGGCGATCGTCGGGGCGAGTGCCGGGTCGATGCCGTTGATCCGCATGAGGCGAGGCACGGCGTACGAGTTCAGGACGTCAGCGATGCTGGCGAGGTAAGCCGAGATCGAGTCCTGGAACAGTTCGATCTTCGACACCGAGAGCGCCTGCGCGCCGATGCGGTCGTGACCGACGAGCAGGAAGTCGGAGAGCATCGTCATCGCGATCCGGGTGTCGTAGCGGCCGATGATGACGTTCGTGTCGAACTGGCGGCGACCGCCGGTCGACATGAGCTTGATGTCGTAGGCGAGGTTGCCGGTCTCGTGATCGTAGGCCAGCGGGAAGACCAGCCCCTCCTGCTCGTCCCGGCGGATATTTCTGACGATCTCCTTGATCGCCGTGAGAGCCTGAGTCTCGGCGGAGGTGGCGGAGTCGGAGAGGAGCTGCGGTGGCACGAACGCCACCGGCATCCCGGCGAGGTCTCGTTCGATGCCGATCGCTTCGATCTCGGTGATGCGCTTCTGGTAGTACCACGAGACGTAGGCGGACCGGAGGATCGAGCGGCCCTGCGGGTTGTTCATGCGGGTCGTTGTGCGGAACAGCAGCGACTTCTCGATCGGGATGAAGACGTTCGTGCCTGCGGTGGGGTCCTGTTGAATCGCGCCCTCGATCCCGCCGTGCGAGTCGAGCCGCCACTCGGTGATCGTGTCCTGCGCTCGGACGGGGAGCTTCCGCCAGCCGATCCGGCCGTCGTCGAACTTCGAGGAGGTGCCGTCGTCGGTGAGACCGTCGCGACGCTTGTAGACGATCTCGTGGAGCGAGTAGCCGTACACGAGGAACCCGAGGACCGACGAGACGAAGTCCTCCCACGAGGTGCTCATGTCGGCCATGCACGACGCGACGAACTCGGCCTCGTCAATGGCGGCCTGGTCGTCGGAGTCGGCAGGCTGCACGGTCCACTCGACGGAGCGGAACAGCATCTCGATCGAGGCGAGCGTCGCGCCGATGACCGGATGGTTCTCGGCCATCTCTCGAAAGATCGCCATTCCGCCCCGGCCCTGGAGCTGCCGGAGGAAGTCCTCGGTGACCTGCCCGGCGTTTACCGACAGGCCAGCGGAGCCGACCTCGGCGAAGTCGGTCGACGTCACCTTCTGCTTCTTGACCGGCGTGGTCCGGTTCCCCGTCTTGTTCTGCGCCACGGTCGGCAGCCTACTCGCTGGCCGGGGTCAGGGATAGATCTGCCTCGACGCGACGTGCCTTGCCGCCGATCGAGTAGCCCCGGAGCTGCCCGGCCTTCACCAGGTCCCACGCCCACGACTCCCACACGACACCCATGAACGGGGTCTCGGCCGGGAACTCGACCTTGCGGATCTCCTCGCCGGGAAGCGAGAGCGCCGTCTGGATCGGCATCGGCCACGTCAGGATCTCGACCATCTCCCCGGCGGCCTTCTCGGAGTGCTGGAGGAAGATGGTGCGGTCGCCGGAGCGGACCCAGTCCCAGATCGCCTTCTGGAGCGTGTCGGAGTCGATGAACTCACCGTGCCCGTCGAGTCGTCCGGGGACGTACACCGGGCCGAGGGTGTAGCGCTCCTCGGCCTTAGCGAACGGGACGACGGCGTGGAGCGCTGCGAGCTTCTCGGTCGTGTCGCCGGTCGTGTACGGCGGAGCGAACCCGAGGTACTCCAGCCGGTCCTCGATGATGCTGCGGGCGAGTTCGAGCATGTCGTCGGCGGTCGACTTGTGGGTGAGCTGGTGGGCGGCGATCAACTGCTCGGCGGTCAGCCCGTCGAGCGAGTACGAGAACGACTCCATCTGGTCGAGGCGTTCCTGAGCTGCGGCGCGTGTGGCGTAACATCCGAACTTCCGGCCACGGCCTTCGGAGTAGACGCAGAACTTCCCGTCTTCTTCGACGATCTCCTTGCGGAACTCGTAGTCGGGGCCGTACGCCTTGTCCTCGTCATCGTAGGCGTAGCCCTTCATCTCGTCGTCCTTGCCGACTTCGGCCATCGCTCGCTGGTGGGCTTCGTCGAACGTGAGGCCGAGCGCCATCAGCTCCCGCATGAGTCGCATGTGGCGCGCGCCGTGGTGGTCGGAGTGCTCCAGGAGTTTCGCTTCGATCTCGGGCGAGAACTCGGGGACCATGCCCATCACGCTCGGGCCTTGTGGGTTCATCATGTTCTTCCTTGTGGAGAGCGGGTGCCCTTCGGGTAGGACGTCGGTGTCGAACTTGCCGCCAGGGAACCGGCCGGTGCGGACCGCCTGGAGGAATGCGTTGACGCGGGCATAGGCCCACTGGTCGGACGACCCGACGCCGGGCCGAACCGACTGCGGGTTCGTGTTGTACGCGCCGACGCCACGCTCGAACACGGCGGTAAGCATTCGGAGGGTGACGCGCTTCGAGGCGGTGCCGCCGTGCTTCTCGTTGTGCTCGTCGACCTTGTTCTGGAGTGCCTGCCGGACTCGGGCCGACACGGCCTTCTCCAGCCGGTCACGAGTGCGGGCTGCCCACTCCATCGCCGCCATCCGGTCCTGGCCCAGACTGCCTCCCCAGAGGAGCCAGGCCACCTGGCCGGGGGTGGGCCGGTCGGTCTCGCCTCGGAGGTACTCGCCCGCCTTCGGGGAGTCGAGGTCGCCTCGGTGTCGGGCGAACCAGGCGGCCATGCGGGTCACCTTGTCGTCGGAGGCGTTGCCGCCTGCCATCGCTCGGGCTTCCCGGACGGTGGCGGGGCGTAGGCCGTCACCGGCGAACTCGATCAGGTCGAGACCGCGCGACGCGTTGGCACTGATGTACGAGGGGACGGCGACCACGGCTGAATCGTAGTGCAGGAAAACGGCGACCGCCCCGGCCGTGGTGACCGGGGCGGCGTGTCGTTGGTGCGGTGCGGTTAGCGGGAGACCCAGGCGGTGCGGAACTCGACCCGAGTCGAGCGGCCGGTCGCCCGATCCTCGAAGGTGAAGGCGCCGCGCTCGGTGAAGCCGACAGCCTTGTCCTCGTCGGTGAGGGTCGAGGCGAAGTCGGCCATGCGGGTGTGCATGTTGGGGGCGAACTCGAGGCGGGCCTTCGCTTCCTCGACGGACCGGGTGTGGCCGCCGAAGGAGTTGTTGTGGCGGACCGTGAAGGTCTCGTTGCCGGTGGTGAAGGTGGTGTCTTGCTTTGCGTTGCGGTTGCGGGAGTTGCTCATGGGTAAGACCCTACCTGCTTTTCGGAGTGTTGACAACTTCACCGGGGGATTCTGCAAGATTCTTTTCACACGCTCCACGGCGACTTCCGGGTCGACTGGAACGGGACCACCGCCTGCGGCTCCCGGCCGCCGACCATCAACTCCGACAGCGCCCACACGAGAGCGTCGAGCCGGTCCGGCGACGGGCCGTCCGGCGTCCAGGTGCAGAGCTGATCTTCCAGCTCGGGGAAC